ACTTGAGCCGCGCCGCTTTATAGATTCGATTGAGTATGCCTTTGACGGAGAGGCCGTGTGCATTAAGGTTGACCACCCTTCTGCGCTTTATTTAGTAGACCACTTTATTGCCACCCACAACACTCTGGCGATGATGCACAAGCTGAATTTGCTCATGTGGATGTACCCCGGCTCTCGCGCCTTGTTGGTTCGTAAATCATACAAGGCGCTTTTGCCGTCTGCGCTGGAAACGTATTACTCAAAGGTGCTGCCTGTTCCCCCCACTCATCCGCGCTCAAAGGTTCACGTCTACGGCGGCGGTGTTCCCCAATGGATTGACTACGATGAAATAAACGGCAGATCGTCTCGCATCATGCTTGGCGGGATGGACGTGCCGGAAAAGGTGCTGTCCAGCGAGTACGATTTTATTGCCGTTCCGCAGGCCGAAGAACTGACACAGCACGATTGGGAACAGCTATTAGGACGCTGCTCTGGCCGCGCCGGAAACGCGCCGTTCCACCAGCTAATGGGCGACTGCAACCCCGACACGCCGTCACATTGGATTTTACATCGCAAGACGCTAAAGCTCTTTCACGCCAAGCACACCGACAACCCGACACTCTACCAGCGCGGGCCGGACGGGGAACTTGTGCTGGATCAAAACGGAAACCCTTTGCCGACAGAAGGCGGCAGGGGGCGTATTGAGATATTGCAATCTCTTACGGGCCTGCGGTACAAGCGTGGCTATTTGGGCATGTGGGTTGGGGCCGAGGGCCAGGTGTATGACGACTTCGATCCGGCCATCCACATCATAGAGCCGTTTGAGATACCCCCTGACTGGCGCAAGTATCGGGCTATCGACTTTGGGTATACGCATCCATTTTCATGTCAGTGGTGGGCCGAAGACGAAGACGGGCGGCTGTACCTGTACCGCGAAATTTATATGTCCAAGCGCACGGTAAAAACGCACGTTGAGGGCTATGGCGAATCGCCGGGCATTCTGGAACTGAGCGAGGGCGAACGGTACGAAGCAACCATCTGCGATTGGGATGCAGAAGATAGAGCAACGTTGGCAGAATATGGTATAGTAACAATTCCAGCCGACAAGCGTATTCAGGTTGGCATTGAGAAGTTCCAAGAGCGCATGAAAGTACAGGGCGACGGCCGTCCCCGCGTTTTCTTTATGCGCAGCAGTCTTGTTGAGGTGGATGAAACGCTGAAAGACATTTATCAGCCCGTTCGCTTAACAGAGGAATTCCCTGGCTATGTCTGGCGCAATATGAGTAACCGAAGGGAAACCACTAGCAAGGACGAGGTTCCCATGAGGGTGGCCGATCATGGTTGCCTTGTGGCGGGAACGGCGGTGATGACGAATCGAGGAGAAGTCCCCATTGAAAATATTTGCGCCGGAGACAGTGTTTTAACGCGAGATGGCTTTTCGCAAGTTGCCAGCGCGGGGATGACTGACGATAGCGCGAGCGTGTTCACGGTTGAATTCTCTGATGGCAGAACCATTACCGGCACTGGCGATCATCCCGTTTGGGTTCGGGGGAAAGGGTTTATCCAAATTGACGAATTGCGATACATGGATATAATTAATTCATGTTACATGAAATATCACCAGAGCAAATCGTCGGCAAAAGAGCAGAGGTTGTTTACCGGGGAATTAAATTCAGACGATACCCAAATTCAAGGTCGTACACAGACAAGAGCTACTATGTCCCCGGCATTGCCGCAAAGCAATCGGGGATTGATCGGCTGCATCGACAGGTTTGGATTGACAATTTTGGAGAGATTCCACCGGGCCATCACATTCATCACATTGACGGGAACCCTCTCAACAACCACATATCAAACCTTGAGTGTCTTACGCCAGAGGCCCACGGAGATCACCACAAGTCGCTTCTTACCGAAAAAGATATTCGCAGAAGGCGAAAGTGGTTTTTGGAAAATGTTGTTCCCGCCGCAGTTAATTGGCACAGCACGGCAGAAGGCCGCGTTTGGCATTCACAACATGCAAAAGAGGTATGGGAATCCCGCGAAAGTGCCGAGTACATTTGTCAACATTGTGACAAAGTTTTTTTATCAAAAGCATCTGGAAAATACTGCTCAAACGCATGTAAATCTGCGGCAAGGTTCAAAAGCGGGATCGACGACGAGAAAAGGGCGTGCGAACGATGCGGAGAAGGGTTTACCGTTAATAAATACGCCAAGAACCGATTTTGCTCCCGTTCATGTAGTTCGCGTTATTGGAGAGAGCAAAAAGCAGCCGGTTTATAATTTACAAGTTGCCGGGGCGCGTGAATATTATGCCAATGGTGTTTTGGTGCATAATTGTGACGCGGCGCGGTACATGATTATGCACCTTGACGGCGGCGCGGCCGGCGTGGTGACGGTGACACGATATGCGTAGTAACGGGAAGGGGAACCAAAATGGCAGAATTTATTAAGACCGCCGCAAGTGTTTTGACGGGGCGCGACCGCATGGCCGCCGATTCTGTGTCGCAGGCGTTCTTCCAGTGGCTTGTGGCCGAAGACATTGAGAAGCAGAAGAAGTACGTTCAGTATCGGAACTACTATAATGGCGACCATGAGGTGATGCTCACTGAGCGCCAGAAGCAGTTCCTTGAACTGGATGACACACAGCATTTCAGCGCCAACTATTGCAAGCTGGTTGTCGATGAACTGGCCCGCCGCTTGAACGTGCGCGGGTTTGATGCCGGAAGTCAGGGCGGCTCCGAAGGCAAGCTGTGGGAGTGGTGGCAGTGGGGCCGTATGGATTCCATACAAAAGGACGTACACTCATCTGCGGTGCGCGACGGTGACACCTATGTCATTGTCGGCTGGAACGCCGCCAAGCAGCGCCCGTCCTACCATCACAATCTGGCCTTCAACGGCTTTGACGGCGTGAAGGTGCATTACGACGACGAGACAGGCGAGATTGCCTACGCCACCAAACGATGGATGGTGCGCGTCAACGACGAAGTGTACCAGCGCATCAACGTCTATCGGCCAGACAGGATTGAACGCTACATTTCCATCAGGAACCTGAACGATGGCTTGTGGTCGCCGTTTACGGGCGATGGCGAGCCAGCGGTCATCCCGTGGGTTGACAAACGTGGTGCGCCGTTGGGCGTTCCTGTGATCCACTTCGCCTTCAATCGCGCCGGATGGCGTTGGGGCATGAGTGGCCTTGAAGATGTCATCCCTCTGCAAAACGCGCTGAACAAGTCCATCGTTGACCTGATCGCCGCCGCTGACACTACGGGTTTTCGCCTGTACTACGGCATCGGCATTCAGGGCAAGGATTCAGATGGGAACGAACTGGCCCTTGCTCCGGGTACGTTCATCCACACCACTAATGAGAACGCCAAGTTTGGCGCTATCCCCGGCGAGGACTTACGGCCGCTGATTGAGGTGGTGGACGCTTTCAAAATCTCTATCGCACAGGTAACAGAAACGCCGCTGCATCTGTTTCAGGTGTCTGGCCAGAGCGCCAGCGAGGGTGCGCAGAAGCAGCAAGAAGTCGGCATGATCAGCCGCGCCGAAGATGCCGCCGTCCACTTTGGCAACCGTTGGGAAGATGTGATGTACCTTTCACGCCGCCTTCACAATACGTTCACCAATGAGCCGGCGATGGACGAAGAACAGTTGATTTCTACCCTGTGGCGTGACTTTGAAGTGCGCGACCGTGTTGAGCGCGTCAAGGCGATGGCTGAGGCAATCAACGTCTTGGTGAGCGCGGGCGGTGATTTGGAGAACGCGGCAAGGTTCGTTGGCGTTGACGAAGAAAGCGCGGCAAAGATTGCCGAGTTCTCGCTGCCGGCCGGGTTGAATCAAGTTGGCATGGTTCCGGCCCAACCAAGACCGGAGCCGCAGGATGACGATGCGCCGGCTGACCAGAACTGACCTTCGCAGGCTGTCCACGTCTGACACTGCTTCCCGCCTGAACGCGCAGGAGTGGTGGCTTGACAACGCGCCGGCGGGCATGGGCCACCTGTATGACGCGCTGTACATATCTTCGCCGGACAAGTTTCCCACATCCGACCTTGAGTTTGATGAGTTCTTGCTGCTGGAATATCCCGGCACGAACAACTCCGCGTGGCGCACAAGGATGCGTATCTTGTGGGCCACGGGCGCTATCTACTTCTTCTTTCGCGGACGCTTTTACACCAAGACACGCACACCCGTTTCGCCCATGAGCGTGCGCGGGGCGCTGGACAGGGCGATTGCCTATTCGCGCACAAGCATGATGGCTGATTGCGCCGCCTTACGCGACGGCAGCATCAGTCTTTCTGTTTGGGAAGAAAGGATGGTGTCGTGGATTAAATCATCCATTATTGCCGGGGCGGTTATCTCCGCTGGCGGCATCGCCAACATGAGCGATTCCAGATGGGCCATCGTGGATCGTAACATCGAGGCGCAGATGGGTTACCTGCATGAGTTTGCGGGCAACATCGCCTCTGGCGCACAGCCCATGAACGGCAACATTTGTCGTATCATGTTTATGTATCTGCAATCCGGCCGTGGCACATACCATGACATAGAAGCGGCAAGGTTCAGCGATGCGGGTTTTGATGAGTACGCATCTGTGCGCACGTCCAATGAATCGTGTCCTGGGTGTATCGAAGAAGAACTGCGCGGCTTTGTGCCGTTGGGCGATCTGGTTCCGATTGGCAGCCGCGACTGCCTTACCCATTGTTTATGTTATTACATTTACCGGAAGTCTACTACGGGAGAAATAGATGATAGACGCTAGTCTTGTTGACTATGCCGCCGAACCCGATCTCGGTGTGATAAGCAGGACGGGATGGATACCGCCAGAGGACATGGCGTTTGATGATTGGGAACATACCTTGCGCGGGTTTATCGAAGCGCAGAACAGCCTTAATTGGCTTGTGGGCGATGGCCTGAACTACGGCGAGCGCAGGTGGGGGGAGATGTACGCACAGGCAATCTTGGTGACAGATTGGGCCTATCAACGGCTGGCTGATGCCAAGTGGGTAGCCGCCGCCGTACCGCAAGAGAACCGCCGCTACAACCTGACATGGACACACCACAAGCACGTTGCCAAGCTGCCACCCGTGGCGCAGGACGAATGGCTTGCGCAGGCCGATGAAAACGGGTGGAGCACCGCCGAACTGCGCGGCCGGATGAACGGCACAAAGAAGCTGCCGGAACCGGATGTGGTCATTGAGCCAGCGCCGCGAGACGCGAAGCGGTTGTTTATTGAGTTGGCGACCATCGTAGCTACGGGCGAGGACGTTTCGGCGTGGGCAAGCAGGCTGTCTGGCGCAGAGGTTGGTCATGTGTCTAACTGCGTGGTGATGGCTGAAAACCTGACGCGTCACTTCTCTGACATAGCAAGGGTTTGGAAATGAAAAAGAATCAGAAGGTTATTGATGCTATCCGCGCCGTCACGAAGGCCAGCGAGCGCATGATTATGGACACGAAGGACGCTATCGACTTGGGCATAACGCCGCTGCCGGGGACGATCCCATATTCCGTAGCGATGTGCTGGCGCATGGCCGAACAGCTAGGGCTTGTTGATGACAAAGCAGAAGAAGATTGAGATAGCGTTATGGGCCATCCGCAACATGGCCCACCAAATTGGCCTGCACGTTGAATCTGTGCTGATTGATCTTGGGTTAATGGAGCCTGAGCAGCGCATCTTCTTTAGCAAAAACGAACGGCGCAACATGGGCAGAGAAGATACGCCTGATTGACATATTGACGTTATTTCTGTACACTGTACAGAGAAATAAGCCGAGAGCCAGTTGGAAGGCGGCAAGATCGAAAGGTCTTGCCGCCTTTTTTATTTGGCAATCGTGGCGTAGCACGTAAAACACGAAGGATTAAAATGGCAGAAGAACAGTTGGAACAAGTAGTTGACACGGTAGATGGGGAATCGCCCGCAGAGGCGCTAAACACTGAGCAACAACCCCCGCAAGCAGAAGAAACTCCACAAGATGAGCACATGATTCCGAAGTCTCGCTTTGATGAAATCAATGAGCGATACAAGGAAACGAAGGCACAACTTGATGCGCGTCTTGCCCAAGAGAAAGAGGCAGAACTAAATGCCAAAAAGCAACAGGGCGAGTGGAAAGAACTTTACGAACAGCTTCGGGCTGAATTGGACGAACAAAGGACGACGAACGAACGGCTGCGGCTTGATTCGTTACGCCGAGAAGTCGCCCAAAAACACGGTTACGGTTTTCTTTGGGATAGACTGCGTGGAGAGACAGAGGAAGAACTCAGGTCTGACTTGCAGAGCTTGATCAAAGAGATGCCCGTGCCGGCGGCCCCGTCTGTAAATGGCGCGGCGGCCAGTGGGGACAGAAAGCCCGGACGTGTGGCTATGACGCAGGAAGAAAAGCAAGTGTTTGCGGCTAAATACAGCATCCCGATCAGCGCGGTTCCTGATTATATTGATTAAGGAGCAGTAACATGAGTATCGCTAGAGATACAACCGCTGCAAACATCAAACCTCTGGAAGGCCATTTGCTTCGCCGTGGCACGGCTGGCGCGACGGTCGCCGCAGGTGAGATTGTTTGTTTGCAAAGCGATGGCTATTGGGACCCGGCCGACGGCACAACCAACGCGCAGCTTGCTGTTGGCGTGTCGCTTCAAGCGGCAGCCGCGACGGGCGCAATTGACATCGTAACCTACGGCCCGGTCAAGTGCTTGACTGGCGCAACTCCCGGTACGCTGGTGTATGTTGGCACGGGCGGCGAGCCTGTAGCGACGGCGGCTACCAAGAGCACGATTATCGGATACGCGGAAAGTGCCACGGTGCTTTTCGTCCAGCCCCGCGCAAACGACCTGAGCTAAGGAGTGATGAATAATGGCTAACTTAGGTGTACGGGATACGCGCTCGCTGGTTATGATGACTGGTTGGGATGCCACCGAATTGCAGAATTACAAACTGCAAGACGGGACGACATTCGCTACCATCGTCAACGAACTGAACGTCGCCCTGAACGGCGTATCCAACGAATTGTACAATGACCCCCTGTGGTCGAAGCTGGTTTCTTACACAGACCAGCCGGAAATGGAATATCGCGTCGGTTCCTCAAACGGAATGGATGCGTTCACTGAATACGGCCGACCCGACCCGAAACGCGCCGCAACCGAAGGGCATATGCTGCCCCTGCGTGCGTTCGACCGGGCTTTGGGCTGGACGTGGGACTATCTGCGTAAAGCGCGGATGAGCCAGATTGAGGCCGATATTGCCGATGCCGTTAAGGACGTGCGCGACAAGTGGCGCGTGCAAATTCTGACCCGCCTTCTGCAAAACGGTGACGACAGCGGCGCTGCGCTTGGGCTTGGCTCTGGCGGGTACAGCCCCGGCTTTGCCACGACTGCCTCTGCGACCAATGTTGACTTCACGCCACCGGCGTTTGGCGGCACGTCCTTCGCCAGTACGCATGAGCACTACAACACTGGCACTGGCGGGGCGATGACCCTTGCCATGTTCCAGGCCATGCGTGACGACCTGCGCGAGCACGGCCATCAGCCGCCCTATGAGTTTATCGCTGGCACGGCTGATGAAACCGCTATTAAGGCCCTGGACGACTTCATCGAAGTTGCCCGCATGGGCGTTAATTACGGCGCTATGCAAGACGTTGCGATTGGCAATCGGATGATGGACAGTTCAGGCAACTGGTTCATTGGTATGATTGAGGACTTCGCCGTTCGCATCGTTCCGGGTATGCCGCAATATTACGGCTTTGGCTGGAAGACCTATGGCGCGAACAGCCAGCGGAACCCGCTGCGCATCCGCGTTCAGAAAGACGCTCCGCTGCGCCCGAATATCATGGCATTCCCCGATCCGCGCTCCGGCGCAGGGGCCGCCTTCCCGTTGCAGTGGGTCATGTTCTTCCTTGAGTTTGGTGTTGGTGTGGGCGACCGTACAAACGGTGTCGCGCTGTACAACAACAACTCGACTTGGGCAGACGGAACGCCGACCTGATAAGGAGAGGCGCAAATGACGAAACAACATTACGCAGGTAAGCAGTTGAAAAAGTTCCGTCAATCGACGGCAACTTTGACGACAAGCGAAGTCAATGCGCTGGACGGGCTGTCCGAGGAGCTTGCTCTCTTGGACGGCGTGACGGCCACGGCCGCCGAAATCAACCGCGCCGCCGACATTTCCGCTAACGCGGCGGTGTCGGCGCTTGGTGATACGCTGACGGTAACGGCAGATTTACACGCCGGTAAGGTTATCGCTTTCGGGAAAACGGATGGTACTGAGGTAACTCTGCCAGCCGCGACCGGAACGGGGAACATCTACCGCTTTGTAATCGCTGTTACGGCCACCAGTTCGGCCAACAGCATCAAGGTTGCCAATGCAACCGATGTTATGGACGGCTCGCTGTGTATTCAGCAAGACACCGATTCCGATGGCAGCGTCAAGGTTTGGCGAGCCGATGCCGGAGATGACACGATGTCATTTGCTGGCGCGGCCACCACCGGCGGTATCGTTGGCGGTTATATCCAGTGTATCGACTACAAGGCCGGGTTCTGGTCTTGCCAGGCGTTCACGCAAAGCGGTGGCGGCTCAGAAGCCACGCCGTTTAGTGCGGGCGTAAGCTAGGGTGAATCTCGCCCATTAAACCAAGATGACATGGGGCGCTGTATGCCCAACGTGCAGCGCCCCTTTTAACAGAGGAACCTATGGCCTTTACCTATAGCTCAACTTCATCCAACCGTGACATGCTGCGGCTATACATTGACGATACGGTAGAGGACAGTGGCCCGCTTCCGGGCGGCGACAACTTTTCAGACGCAGAGCTAGAAGGCATCCTTGAAGTCGAAGGCAGCCTGTATCGGGCGCAAGCCCATTGTCTGGAACGGCTGGCAAACGCATGGTTCCAGCACCCAACCTTTGCGGGGGACGGCATCTCCGTTTCCCGTTCGCACATTGGTCGCAACTTTAGTGACGAAGCCAGAAGGCTCCGTTCCAAGCACGGCTATCCTGCCAGCGCGGGGCAGCTTGGCTCAGATGGCGTTATCCGCATTGATGGCTACAACGAAGATTTAGTAGACACCCATGAGGTTGATAACTAATGGCATCGTCTGCCCTGAGCGCAAAAGAACTGGCGCAGCTACAGCTAGATAATCAGGCGCACATGAATGACATTTGTATCATTCGCAAGCGCACCGACACCATTGACGGCTACGGCCAGCCGATTGCCGTGTGGTCGAGCGAATATACCAGCGTCCCGTGCAGCTTTGAGTTCAGCCCGTTCAAGTTTCGCTCACGTGAAATATCCACCATCGGCGCGGAAACGGCAGAGATTCTTGTACGCGCCCGCTTGCCGCTGTCATATTATGATGCCATCTCGCAGGAGAAGCGTCTGCGGCTGACGCACCGCTTTGGCGCAGAACTGACTACCGCCGAAGACTATGAAATTCAGGGCTTCCCCGAACGGCAGGCGTTTGGGATTACCGTCAACCTTCTGAGGGTGGAGCCATAATGATTAGGGTTATTTCTGCAACAACCGGCTATGAGGCGGTGCTGGCCCGCCTAGACAGGTTCGGCAACTCGTACACCAACGCCAACCTACAAAAGAATGCGATGGACGCTGCCGAGTACGCCAAGAAGGTGACTGGTGTGGAAATGGACAGGTCGGGCGGCGGAGTGTTCTGGCCGGGCAACCGGGTTGAATCATCGCTGCCCGGCAAATATCCCGCCATTCAGGAAGGAGACTTGGTTCGCTCACTAAACGCGCATCCGTTGGACGCGCCGCCGGACGTAGGCCGCGCCGCGCTGGATGCTGGCGGGTCCGGCGTGCCACAGGCGTTCTACATGGAGTTTGGCCGATCCGGGGCTGCGCCACGGCCCTACATGCGCACCACCGTTAGAAAGTACGAGAAAGAAATCAAGGAACGGCTAGGAGCCAAAACCGTGACGAACAGAATGTCTATGATGGCGGTTAAGTATTACTAATGGCAACCACAACCATTGACTACACAATGAGGGCGCTTCTGGTCGCCACCAGTGGCGTGACGGCCATCGTTGGCACAACTCCGGCGCGAATATATCAGCTTGCCTTCCCCGCCAATGCGACGTTCCCGCTGCTTGTGTTCCGCGTCATCTCTGGAAACGATGTGCTCAAGTCTGCCCCTGCTGATGCGGGCGAAGAAATGACAACCCGCTTCCAGCTTGATACATGGGCCTATACCTATGACGAAACGCAAGACATGAAATTGGCGCTGCACAGTCTGTTCCGCGACTATTCGGGGACGGTGAACAGCCAAAGGATTCTGTCAACGAACATTGATTTGACGTTTGCTCAATTTGAACCAGATACGGGCCTGTATAGATATACGATGGACGTGTCAGTAACCCACGAAGGTGCATAATGGCCAAGACCAAAGAAGAAGCGGCTCCAGAACCAACCCTCTACCGCGCCCTGATGCGGCGCTCTGAGTTTGGCATTGGCATCGTTGAAGCGGGCGACGAGGTTGAGTTGCCGTTTGACGCAGCGCAGATTGCCTACTTCGTTTTCACCAACAAATACGCTCCGGTAGGCGAGTTGCCAGCAGACGTTGCCGAAGCGTTGGAACTGTTTAAGGCGGGTTGATGTCCACTCCCCTTGTGACAGTTGTCATACCAAGTATGCACCGATCCGCGCAGCTAAAGCGCAACCTTGCCCAACTCATTTTAACCGCACCAGAAGCAGAGATAATTGCAGTTCTTTTGCCGGACGACACAGAATCAAGAGAGGCCGTCCGTTCTTTGGAGCTTGTGCGCATCGTGGATCAGGAACCGGGCTGTGGTGCTGTGCCGTCCTGGAACGCGGGCGCGGCGGCGGCAAAGGGCAGTAACCTTGTGCTTGGCGCAGACGACCTGTGGTTCTATGATGGCTGGTACGAAGAATCGCTTGAGCGCATGGCAGACGTGCGCAACTACGGCGTGGTTGGCTTTAACGATATGTCCCCGCACAAAGACACGCTGGCCACGCACTACATGGTCAGCCGCGCCTATGCCGTGAACGAGTGGGGTGGAGTTCTGGCAATCCCTGCCTATGAGCACTACTTCATAGACAATGAGGCAACGTACCGTGCCAAGCGCGACGACCGCTTTATTTGGGCAGAGAATGCCGTGGTAGAGCACATGCACCACCTGTGGGGCAAGGCTGAACGGGATGAAGTGTACGACATGGTTTCTGAGGGATGCTTCAACCGTGACGCGGCGGTGTACGAAGACAGGGAGAAAGAAGGGTTCAAGAACACATGGGAACCCTACTTTAACCTGATAGGCGATCCACCTCTGGGGTGGGGCAGGGTAGCCGTTGGTACGCGGGTGTACAAGTCGCCCGAACCAGACTTCTTTGTCTCATGGACAAAACTTATCGGTAGCGGTATGCGCGGCGGTGACAGAGTATTCGAGCCGGTTGTCGGAATGCCAGGGCACGTCGCCGCCAATCATCTTGCGCGGGCGCTGCTGGCTACGCCGTGTGATTCCCTGCTGATGGTAGACGATGACATGGTGTTTGAGCCGGACGCGCTGGAAAAGCTGCGTTCAAACCCGCTGACGCGGGACTATGATGTGGTGTTCGGGTTCTGCACGCACAGAACCTTACCGCCACATGCGGTTGTGATGAAACTGCAAGAGCAGCCGCCACTTCCGCTATCGCTTTTGGGCGAACAATATGGTACACTTCGGGACATAGAGAACAACTCTGTTGTTGACGTGGATGCAGTTGGGCTGGCTTTCACGCTCATCAAGCGCAAAGTCTTTGAAAAGATGCTTGATGATTACGGAGCACTCTACACATCTTGGTTCCAATGGGGAGCGCATACGGAAGGAGAAGACGTGTTCTTTTCCAGACGATGCCGCGAATTGGGATTCTCCTTAGCCGTTGATTCAAGTGTAAAAATAGGCCACGTAGGACGGTATACGTTCACATGGGACGACCATCAGCGTTGGCTAAATCAGGAGAACTATAATGGCTAAATTCACGGGCAAGAATATGGTCGCCACGTTCGGGGCTGCTGCCATCGCCGTTTGTATCACCTCCGTTGAGGTGAGCGAAACCGCTGATGTGTATACCGCTTCGTGCGCGGGATCGAGCTACAAAGTACGCGCAATCGGCCCGATTGACGCGAGCTTTACAGTTAATTACCTTGCCGATACGACCGGCTCCGAAGACACGGCCTTGCGTCCGGGGACATCGGGAACGTTTACGGCTTCGCTGAACGGTACGGCGTGGGGACAATACTCCACGGCGAGCGCGTACATCGAAAGCCACACCGTTTCTGCCCCTGTTGACGGGTTTGTTACCGGAACCGTTGTCATCGGCGTAGATGGAGCTTTGACGGTAGCATAATGAAAGAGTTCGTTGTAGACAGTTTTAACGATGTAAATTGGCGACAGTACCGCGAGTTCGGAAAAGCGTTGCGCAAAGTTACGGAAGGCGTTGATGTTGAGGAAGATGTCACCTTTGATGAACTAAAGGTGTACATGCTAGTTGCGGCCATCAACGGCGGCTGGATTCCTGGAGTGGAAGCCCCGTCGCCGCCAGTCGTCATGGACGATCTGGATGAGTGGTCGGCAATTGGCATCCTGTCAGCCGCCGACAAGGTGTTCGACTTCTACAACGGGCTTCGCACGCCAGACCCAAACTAATTCTGGCGGCGGCCGACGCAGGGCAATACGGCTCTGCGCCGCCGCCAGAACTTGAATTGGCATGGGCCGTAGAATACTACGGAACCACGCCAGAAGCGGGTGGCGTTCTCGATCAAAGCGTAAAGCTGACGACTGACATGCAAGTATCCAAGAACGTATGGGCGGCGTTTGATTCGATGGTCAATACCAAGATGGATCAGCAGGAATGGTCAGAAGCCTACCCCACTCACTGGAAGATAGTGGCCCGCACCCAACGGCTGCGCATGGAGCAGGATAAGAATGACAACTGACGTTGATATTATCCGCACAGTATTTGAAGCGCAGTTCACGGGCCGCAACGTCATTCGCGACGTTGTGCGCGAACTTGGCATCGCCAAACAGGCCGCCGATTCGTTCTCTCACGCGCTTGGCTTGGGCAAAGCGTCTGCCGACTTCGCGTCCAACGTTAGATCGTCAACGATGGCGATCTCATCCCTGCAACGGATCATAGACAAGAACATCTTGCAGGAGTACGGCACGCGGGTTTCTGACGTGGCGAAAGCCGTTCAGGGCAGCGCGATGACCTTTGAGGCCGGGGCCACAGAGATTGAGAAATACGGCCACGTCCTTGCAGAAACAACCGGCATATCAGAAGAACTCAAGGCGCAACTACTTGGTACTGAGCCTGCCGTAACGGGCCTTGCCGCCGCATGGCAAGGGTTGTCCAAGAACATGCAGATGGCCGTCATCGCCGGGGCTGGCCTTGCCGCCGGCCTTGCTGCCATTGGCGTAGCCCTATACAAGCTGTACCCCGTCGCCAAAGAGGGCGCGGGTATGGCGCAGCTTACCATGTCGTTCGAGAGCCTCAACCGCAACATCCTAAAAACGCCCAACCTGATTGATGACATGGGCGATGCGGCGAAGGGCACAATCACCGACATCGCCGCGATGGAAGGGTTCTTGACCCTTACTGCCGGCGCAACCGAATCGGCATCGCGGAAGTTCGCCCAAGCCGCTCCGCAGTTGATGGAGATTGCAAAGGCGGCGAACAAGCTGAACCCGACGCTTGGCGATACGAACTATATGTTCAACAGCTTGGCCCGTGGTATCAAGCGTTCAGAAACCCGCCTGTTGGACAACTTGGGCCTGAACATTAAGGTCGCCTCTGCCAATACTGAGTACGCCAAAGCCATCGGCAAAACGGTTATTCAACTAACCGCCGAAGACAAGCAGATGGCCCTGCTAAACGAAACTTTGCGCGTCGGCGCGGAGCTAATCAATCAGGTTGGCGGCAACACAGACAGCCTTACGGATAGATTTGACCGCATGACTGTGGCGTGGGGCAACTTCGTTAATGCCTACAAGATGAAGATTGCCTCCGGGTTCCCCGGCGGAGAGGGGCCAACGAGCATCTTAAACGAAACGGCAGAGGCGATGGAGCTTGTTGCTAAATTGCGCTTTTACAAGCAACAGGGCATTGACGTAGGCTACAGCGATTATGGCAGCGGCGCTGCTATGAGAGAAGACAGGCTTCGCGAACTGCGCAATTTCAATAGGAAACTTGACGCAGAACTTGAGCGCCGCGAAGAAATTAACGCCCGCTGGCTGAAATCTGAACAGCAGAAGAAAGACCGCCGTCGCGAAGTGGGCATGAATGACCCGTACTTGCAAAGCCTGCAAAGAATGGGTGAAGAATTTGATAACCCCGCAGACATTGAAGCCAAGCGTCTTGCCGCACAGCGCCGTGAGGCCAAGCGGTATATGGAACAGCTTGGCGGGTCTTATGTCGATCCAGAAATAGGCAGGAAGCGGCGAGAGGCGTTGGCCCAAATGGGCAGGGACGATCAGGCTCGCTACGCCGCGTCGAAACAAGCGGAGCGAGACTACTGGTCAGACATTAACGACATAACAGACAAAGCGGCCAAGTTCAACGCTGACGCTATAGAAAGATACTACCAGCGCGTGGCCGATGGTGGGAACTTGATGCGCAGTGTTACGGGTGACACGGGCCTGTTCACCAAGAGCATTGAGGACATTGGCGCGGCGTGGGTTACGGTTGGCGGCCGTACAGAAGAACAGAACGCCGATCTTGAAGACTTGCAAAAGGCGTATGAAAACGTCAATGACGACATGCGCGATTACCGCCTGGGCATCAAGGGCTACGGCGAAGATGCTGATAAGGTTGCTGAAAAGTTAAACGAATGGGCCGGAGAAGCAGAGTTCCTTAAGGGCAAGATTGATGAGCTAAACGGCGTTGTTGGCGAAGCCAGACAGGTTAATATTGCGGCCACATTTGACATGGACAAGGTGGCTGAGTACATGCGCGGTCAGGCAGAGGCCGCCGGAATTGGTGCTGTAGCGTGGGCCGCGCTGAACGTGGCACAAGGCGAATGGGGCGACGGGCAAGCAGAGGCTGCGTTCAAGGCCGCCGCCGCCGCCAATATCATCAACGCGGCCATTGAACAGATTCGCCTTAACCCCGACATATCTCTGGAACAGATGCAAGGTGTGTGGCAATCGGTTCAGACGAAACTGGACGATTTGGACAACATTGATTTTAGCGTCATTTTGCACCCAACCGTTTCGATTGCACCGCTGTTCAAAGACGTAATGAACGAGCAAGGCGTTGGCTCTATGGCCTATTTGCCAAGAGAAGAACGGGACGATCTGGCTCGC